CTGATGAGTGTTGGTTAAAAAATAAAAGATGTTCTAAACCCCACGATGGTATGGTAGACGCTTTCTTAATTGCTCAGTACATACGTAAGTCACGTAAGTTTGTAGACGATTGGAGTAAAAAAAATTAGACAGGTTGTTTATGCTGTGCTAAGATCCGCACCGCATGAAAACCCTCTTCCCTAAACAAGCAGAAGCACATAGTTTTTTTGTAAAAACTTTAAAAAGTGGTGTCAACACCATCGACACCAGCAGTGTAGGTACAGGTAAAACTATTGTAGCAGCACACATTGCTAAAACTTTAAACAGGCCAGTTGCAGTCCTATGCCCTAAATCTGTTATTCCTTCTTGGAAAAGAGAGCTAGAAGAAATGGGTATAGAACCATTGTTTGTTCTTAACTATGAAAAAATAAGGACAGGTAATACAAAGTTTTTAAGTAAAAAAGGTAAAAAGTTAATGTATTGGAAAATACCAAAGAGCACATTGGTATTAGTTGATGAAATACATAAATGTAAAGGAGCTTATACACAGAGTGCACAACTTGTAATATCTCTTGTAAATCAGGGTTTTTTAATTCACGGGATGTCAGCTACTGCATGCGAAGACCCTACAGAAATGAGGGCAATAGGATACATGCTAGGTCTACATGGACTTAACAAAAGACCAGATGGCAGACCAAGTTGGTATAGTTGGATGGTAAGAAACGGATGTGAACGTGATCAGTGGAATCAGTGGAGGTTAAGAAGACGTACAGCTTTAACAGCTATAAGGGAATCTATTTATGGAGTGAGTGCACATAAACTTACAGTCGAAGATTTCCCAGACTCTTTTCGTGACAACCGTGTTTTTATAGAGCCAACTCAGTTTAGTAAGACAGATAAAATTGTGAAAGCATACGATGACTTAGGTATTACCCCTGCGATCATAGAGTCTTACATTTTGGACAGCAAGTCTTTAACAGACAGTGGGCACGCTATTGTAGATATTCTACGAGCTAGGCAACTAGCAGAATCTTTCAAAGTCCCAGACCTTGCAGACATAGCGAAAGACTTAGTATCTCAAGGAAACTCTGTGGTTATATTTGTGAATTTCTCAGACTCAGTCACTGCTTTATGTGAACAGTTAGGCTGTGCTTGTATTGAAGGGGGCCAATCTGAAACACAGAGACAACAAGTTATTGATGACTTCCAAAGTGATAAAACAAACCTACTCGTTGCTAACATTGCAGCAGGTGGAACAGGTGTTTCATTACACGATATTAATGGTAATAGACCACGTATCAGTTTGATAAGTCCGTCATTCTCTGCTAAGAACCATCTGCAAACTTTAGGTCGCATACATAGAAATGGGGCTAAGTCAGATGCTATACAGAAAATATTGGTTGCTGAAGGATCGATAGAAGAAAAAGTAATGGAGACAATAAATAGAAAACTTAAAAATTTAGAAACTTTACATGGGTAATCAGCCAGACCATACAAATAGAGGACATGCAGAGTTTTCTCCTTCAAGCCTTAAATACGTTGCGGCATGTGCAGGGTTTAAAGGAAGGTCTGGTACGAACGCAGCAGCTGAAAAAGGAACACGCATACACGAAGCTTTAGAAGTTAGAGACCCATCGGCTTTGCACGACGAAGAAGAGAACGATATCTATGAGCGTATGGTAGAGGCTGAAGATACTTTCTTAGATAAAGTTATTGGTGATGAAGAGAGACAAGAGTTCAATGAAATTATAGTAGATGTAGATCTAGATGGAACGGCTACTTTTGGAACATGTGATAGGTTAACTTTGTATGGTAAAGATAAGGCTGTCATGGGAGATTATAAAACAGGTGTTTCTGTAATAGATGAACCTTTAGAAAACTGGCAGGCAAAAGCATATGCGTTAGGTGCTTTTCAAAAGTTTGAAGATCTTAATGAAATAACCTTTGTTTTTTACATACCTGTTAGAGGAGAGGTTTTGTCTGGTGTCTTTAAAAGAGAGGATGCTGATGAACTTAGGAGAGAGCTAACAATCGTAATTAAAGATGGTGAAGAAGTACGCCCTCAATGGGACAAAGGAGTGCCTAGTTTAGATAAACTAGAACCTACTAGTAATTGCAGATTCTGCACATATGAAGAAAAGTGCCCAGCACTAGGAGCTATAGTTACTGAGATAGCGACAAGAATCAGCGATAAGTATGTACCTCAAGGAGATATTGAAAACACTGATGACCCAGAAGTTATGGAACAGCTGTGGACAGTTGCAAAAATAGTTTCAAACTGGGCTACTAAAATAAAATCTAAAGCCGTTAGCATGGCAAAAGATGGAGTTGAGTTTCCATCTCTTAGACTTAAATCAATGGGCACTCCTAGAAAATGTGTTGATAATAAAAAGCTTTTAGAAATTGCCAAAGACTTTGATGTGGCAGAAGAAGAACTTTTAAGTATAGCTTCTTTCCCTTTAAAAAAAGCAACAGACCTTGCAGCAAAAAAAGCTGCGAAAGGAACAAAAGGCCAAGTGTCACAAGATTTTATGGACGCATTATCTGATGCGTCTGTAATACAAACAAATGATGAGCGGTTCACGCTCTCATAAATTATAACAGAGAAACAGAAAAACAGAAAAACAGAATAATGCCGAAAACAAAAGAAGTAAAAACAGTAGAAGTAGAAGTAGATGAAACTGAAGCTACAGAGTTAGCTACAATAGACACAGGTGTATCTATATCAGACAGCCCAAGATGGGAAGAAGCAGCACAAGATATACTTATTGGAAGATACAATATCCGAGGCAAAAGCTCAGGATATGACGCAGGAGAGTTTGGGGATATTGTTCTCAAACAAGAAAGCGTTGTTGTTAAGGATGGTCATCCAGCAGAGGCCATTGTCGTAAGTGCGCTACAAATGTGGCGTGAAAAAACAGACTATGGATCTGGGCAGCGTGGAAGAATTGCCAAGACCCGTGAGGAGATGCTTGAACTCGTTGAAGAGAATAGAGCTCTAGGTGATAGAGGTTTGAAGGTTATACCTTTTGCGGATTTAACAATTCTAATTAAAGAAAGCGAAGGTTGTGATGAAGAAGGTTTTGAGGTTCCTATTGGTGAAGATCGATGGGCTCTTGGAAAACTTGATGTTTCAGGTAAGGGTTATGAACACACTTACTTAGCACTTAAGTTTTTTGAAAAGGTTAACCCTGGAGTTTCTTTAGTGAAACAAACTTGGGAGCTTGTATCTAAACAGCAACAGTGGGATCAAAAGGTTTGGTGGATACCAACCCTCAAACCATCAAAGACAGAGACCTCACAGGAGGTTATTGACTGGGTTGAAAACTTTAAGAAAGGTTAATTATGGACAATATTGAAATACTTGAAATGGAACTCCAAAGTGTGGAGGAATTAATTTCTGAAATGGAGGGTAAACAAAAAGAGCTTGCTACACAGCAGAACCGTATGTTGGTTTTGGTAGAAGCTTTTAAAGACCAGATTTCTTTTTTAAAGGATTCTGGTACTCAACAGGTTCTTGATCTTGAGGGGGAGAACGAACCTGATTCAGAATAAATAGGCGCAAGCCTTGGCCTCGACAGTTTTAGGATTTTCATGCTTTCTTCCTAATTCTGTCGGGGCTTCTTTTAAATACTATGGATACATTTGCCCTAGATTTTGAGACGTATTACGACAAGGATTGCTCAATAAAAACCCTTGGTCCTCTTGGATATTTTTCTCACCCAGACTTTGACGCATATATGGTGTCAGTTGTTGGGGATGAAGGAACTTCTTTCGTTGGGCATCCTAAAGACTTTGGCTGGTCAATACTCAAAGGGCAACGTGTGCTGTCTCACAACGCTTCGTTTGATGAGACCTTGTATAAATTTGGTGTTGCTCAAAAGTGGTGGGATCATGTAGATGTTGGCGAGTGGCATTGTACAGCAGACATGGCAGCTTATTGCGGATTGCCACGCAATTTAAAAGGGGCTTCTACTGTAGCGTTAGGAGTTGAAGTGGATAAAGAAACACGGGACAACATGAAAGGCAAAAGATGGGAAAGCATGCCAGAAGATTTTAAAGAAGAAGTTAGTGAATATGCTCTTAAAGACTCAGAGCTTTGTTTATCTCTTTGGCAAAAAGTATGTGATGACTGGCCTCAGCACGAAAGAGACATTAGTTGTATAAACAGGTGGGCTACGCAAAAAGGTATTCCTATAGATCAAGATCTCTTGAAGAGTCAGATAGAGTCTATTAATAAAACTTTGTTTGAAACCAAGAACTCAATTCCTTGGATCGAAGAAGCACCGACTCTGTCCCGTAAAGCTTTCAACGAAGAATGTCGTAAAGTAGGGATCGACCCTCCTGTAAGTCTTTCTATGACTGACGATGATGCCAACAAGTTTATAGAAGAATACGGTGAGAAATATAAATGGATCAGTGCTGTACGTAACTACAGAAGAATTAATTCACTGAAGCGGAAGCTGGAGAGTTTTGATAATGCTACTATGTCAGATGGTAGATACTATGGTTCTTTAATGTATATGGGAGCACATACAGGCAGGTGGTCAGGTTCGGGTGCTAATCTTAATCTACAAAATTTACCTAGAGGAGAAATGTTTGGAGTCAATTTAAGAAGCTTAATATCTCCTAAAAAAGGCAACTCTTTAATAGTTGCAGACTTGTCTCAGATTGAGGTTAGAACTTTGTGTTGGCTTGCAAGAGATGTAGCCATGTTAAAAGAAATTGCAAAGACAGAAGATATATATGAAGCGTTTGCTAGAAGACTACGACTTTTTAGAGGAGATGGAGATTTTAAAAAGAAACAAGAAGGGAAGCTTAGACACACAGTAAAACAAATTGTGTTGGGGTGTGGCTATGGAGCTTCTGCTGCTAAGTTCTCACTAATAACTGGCATGCCTCTCGAACAAGCGGAGTCTTCTGTATATCGATATAGGAATATGATGAAGAAGGTTCCTGCATACTGGAACGAGTTACAGAGGAAAATGCATATAGCATATTCTAGAAGAGAAGATTTTGTACTAGACCTACCTTCAGGTAGAAGTCTTAACTATGGTAAAATTTCTACCACACTTAAAGATGGTAGGAGAACATATGTAGCCAAGATTACTAAAGGGTCTAAAAAGATTCCCGTTCGTTTATGGGGAGGTCTACTAGCAGAGAATATTTCACAAGCACTAGCTCGTGATGTGTTTGCAGACCAGCTGATTAGGTTAGCTGAGCAAGACATGGATGTTTTATTTCACGTACACGACGAATTTATTATTGAAACAAAAGAAGAAGAAGCAAACCAAACCCTCGAAAAAGTAATACAAGTTATGTCAGAGGCTCCTAAATGGATTTCAGATATCCCTTTATCGGCTGATGGCAAAGTTGTTAGCCGATACGAAAAATGAAATACAGATACATCAAAAACTTAAAAAGTAAGAAAGCACTTGGGTCAGATGACCTAACCCAAATAAATATATCAGAGAAACCAAAATTTAAAACTAAAGCAGAGTTTAGAGACTGGTGTTCTGCATCTGACACAGACCATGTGTTTTACTCAATGTGTACAGGAGACAGTCCAGGTACAAGGATATCAAATGATAATCCAGTTAACAGAGTGGGTGGTCTGGTTGCTGACTATGATGCCCCTGTTGATTGGGACATGGTTATCAATCTGATAAAAGCACAATGTAAAGAGTTTGTGCCAACACACATATCAAAAACACAATCAGGATATATTCGTCTTATATGGGAGTTTGAAGAAGTCATACCTATTTCACAAGATATGTACGACGCTTTTATAAGACGGCTCAGTAACCATATAGGAGCAGAGCGTTTGTTTGCTGGTTTCGATAGTTCATCTTATAGAGCAGCACAGTATTTTGAAATCGGTACGGAGTGGCAGAAGCTAGGTCAACCCTTAGCTAAGTCAGTTTATAGAGCTGTTTTGATGAAAGCTGCTTCTGATAAACCTCCTCAATCAACTGAAACTTCTATACCTATTGATGTTGTAGAAAAAGAAGTTCATAACAAATTTCCTGATAGATGGGAAGGGGATTTTGCTGTGGGTTCTCGTGGGCCTTTGTTTTGGATAGATGATGGTATAGATAGAGAAGGATGTCAGGTCTGTGAAGAAGGCATGGTCTGTTACAGTGATCGAGCAGGTAAAGGTTTTGTTTCTTGGAAAGAAATCTTTGGATCTAAGTTCATAAAAGATTATGAAACCCAGAAAATGGGAAACCTCTTAGACCTTTACTGGTTTAATGGAAAGTCCCACTTTACACTGCTAGACGGAGTTATTCACACTATACCAAAAGACCAGCTTATATTAGAACTTAGACAGGCAGGGTTTTCTCCTAGACCCAGAAGAGGTCAATCTCTATCTGAAGTAGAAGCTGCTCTTGTTACTATCGCACAACAAAACAGGATTAACGAAATAGCTCCCGTTGTGTTTAGTGATGAAAGAGTTGTTAACTACAACTCACACAAGATACTTAATAACGCAAACATCACACCCACTGAACCTGCTGAAGATGGAGACCCTTCTATGTGGCCTTTCCTACACAAATGGCTCAATCAACTTTTTGCCACAAACGATGGGAAAGAAACCATACCATATTTTTATGCTTGGCTTCAAAGGTTTTACTCAGCTGTTTTAAACAAAAACTTTGCTCAAGGTCATGCTTTACTTTTAGTTGGTCCTACTAACAAAGGAAAATCATTACTATCAAATAGAGTGATATCTGCACTAGTAGGAGGTTTTGCAGACGCTTCTGATTACTTGTCAGGACAAACTAAATTCAATAAAGACTTAGCTAGAGTTGCTGCATGGGTGATAGATGATACAACATCGGCAGCATCGTTCCAAGATCAGAGAAGAGCAACCGAGCTTATAAAACGAAGTGTGGCTAATCCTAGAATAGAGTACCATGCGAAATATGTAGACGCTGTATCTGTGCCGTGGACAGGTAGAGTTATTATATCACTCAACATGGATGCAAATAGTTTGTCAGTTATCCCTGCATTGGATTCTAGCAACAGAGACAAAATAATGGCTTTAAGAATAAGTAGTAAAGCAACAAGCAAGTTCCCTCAAAACGCAGACTTAGAGGGTACTATAGCTGATGAACTGCCCCACTTTGCGAGATGGCTTCTTGACTGGCAAGCTCCTAAAGAAATTATGGGGTCTTCAAGGTTTGGGGTCAGTAGTTATATTGATCAATCAATAGCTTCTGCTGCCTACGATAACTCTAGTAGGTCTACTGTAGCTGAGCTCGTTGAGTTTTTTGTGAAGAGAGCAAGAGAATATTTTACCAACCCTATCTGGAGAGGCACTCTGACAGAATTTCAAGGATCAGTTCATGAGTTTAATGGAGGTAGAAGCATAGGAGTTTCTGGAAGTATGGAGCTTGTACGTCGAGGATTACATACTTTAGAGGAGATTAGTAAAAATAGTAAGAAGGCTAGACCTATTAAATCCATAGGATTTGGTGGAGGTAAAATATGGGAGATTGACTTGAACGAAAAATTCGATATAGATCGTGAGGTAGAACCTAATGTTCAAGAAACCAACAAATGACTAGAGAAGAAATTTTAGACTATATTGAAGAAGTCCTTCCAGGTGAAGTAGAAGATATAACTCTTGCAGAAGAATCTTGCGATAAAGCATTTCTAGGAATCGATTCTGAAACACCTAGAGCTGTTTACAGTATTGAACTGTGCATACACGAGTTGTCTAAAACAATGGGTAGGAGTGCTGAAGACTATTTTAATGATCGTATTTATAATAACCCATCGATAACCTTTGATGGGTTGTGTACTCCTTTATTTATATCTACACCTTTTTAATCAGAGATGGCTTGTTTAAATCTTTTATTAAGAGCTGATAACCAGCACTTTTAAAAGTATAACCATCAGTGTCAGTATCTCCCTTTAATCTATAAGAAGCTTTTTGTTTTATAGTATTGTTATCTAACCAGCCCAATAAATAAACCACAGACAAATCTCTTTTAATTCTTGTAAAAAAGTGAATGTCGTTTTTATCAAGCTTATCTTCTTTACCATTAATAAAAGCGGAATAGTCTCCTTTAGGTAAACCTCCACACGACTTAGACTTTACTTCTATGTTCTTTTTTCTGTAGATAAAATCATAGTCAAATTTCTGATCTCCCACATATTCAGCGTTTCTTAAATACTTCTCTACCGCAACTTCCCCTAAACACCCAACCATATTACCTGCTCCTTTGGTATAAGAACCTGGAAGGATGCCCATGTTCAATGATCTATTATAACACAATACAATATCTTCTTCATTTGGAATAAAATGAAGAAACTTGTGCTTAGTAATAAATCTTTTCTTACTCAAACTTTTGTATCTTTTTTAAAAAGAGTTCCCAAGCAGGAAAGAATATCTCTTCCATACATCGAACAACGGCTTCTTGATCATAGTTTTCAAGCCACCCTACCCCACTTATAAGCAAACTAGCCTCCATCATCTCATGACGAATTGTGTTTATAAGTGTTTTTCCTTTTAAATTTTTGTTTATTTCGATGGTTTTTTTATCGTGCAAATACAAACCAAAATCAGGACTGTCTCCATTGAAGGGTACTAACTCAAGTTTTACCCTTTGTCCTGCAATTGATATTGATTTTGGAAGTTGCACATTACCACCTTTCAGATAGATCCTTATACAGTTCGATACCAGCAGCCATTGCAGTAGCCATACCTTCCATATTCTTTAATGCAAGCTCCCAATCCTCTTCATTACTACCAAAAAATGGTTCTGCGATAGTCGCTGGACAGTGCGTTAACCTTAAAAACCCTGCCCCTCTACTTCCTTTTTTACGTGGTCGAATGCCTCTGCTCCTTAATTGTGGGAAGCAGTCTTCAAATGAATCTCTTAAAGCACGGGCAAATAGCCTTCCTTTCTCTGAAGTGTTCCAGTATAACCACTCATGTCCTGTAGCAGAAGGAGTCGCAGCATTAAAATGAAGTTCTATGGCTGCTTCAACCGCATCATGTTTTAAAGTTCTAGCAAGCCACTTCATAGCACTCCAATAACTATTACCTTTGTAGGTAGAGTAAATTTTATGGGGAGTCTTCAACCTGTCGCTGATCATGTCAGCCAGTTGAGAATTGTAATCCCATTCAGTGACTCCAGTTACAGAGGCTGCTCCTGAGTCATTTGGTCGGCTGTGTCCCACGCAGATTGCTATCATTACCAATAATTATAGCACGTCTGTACGAAAAATCACTGTGGAACTTTTGACCCCTGCCCATGAGATTACCCTCTACAAAGGGATAATCGTACCCTTTTATAAGGGTAATTGTAGGTGGGTCATATATTGCGCTTTCGTTCAAGCTTGAGTCGCCCACTAAGTCTCTCAATACGCAACTTGGCAGCAGGACTACCATCAGCAGCGAGCTTATCAATTTCATCTTCCAAATCATAAAGGTATCTGCGTTGCTTTCCTCTAGTATAGAATATAAAAGCTTCTAACGCTAAAACTATAGTGCGGAAAAAATATATCACTTTTTACTCTTTTTACTCTTTTTACGGAGTTCTATAAAATCTGCTGCCGTTATTTTTTTACGTGGAGGGGCTACGGATGCTATTTTTTTCTGCTTCTTTGAGTATTTATTAAAAGGCATTTTACTTCTTTTTAGATAAAATTGACCAAATAACTCCAATAAGGGTAACAGCAGCGGATACGCCAGTAGTTACTTCATTATCAGTGGCAATGCCACTTTGAGTCATGAACCCTCCACCAAAGGTAAGGATGTGACGGATTATTCCTAATATTGAATCTTTGTTCATTTTTTCTTTTTTATTAAATTATATAGCGTAATAATCGCAACAGCAATACCTAAAAGCCCTCCAACCACCTGAATTCCCCATTGAATTACTTCGGCATAAGGTATAGTAACAGCTATGAGTGAACCAGTTAACCCTGTAGCTCCTTTAGTTATTATCTCACTATTGCTCATAATGTTAAAACATAGCACTTTTATGACGGTTTTCCATCTCTAAGCTGCGTTGTACGCAATAACTCTACCAGCTCCTAAAGTAAATCCTGTTATCTGACCATATATAGTAGTTCCAGCAGGTATAGTGTTACCAGATCCTGTAATGGCGTCAGTATTTGCTATATCTGTATTGCCATCTCCATCATGGTCATGTTTACTTTTATTTAATTCACCCCAAGTTATTGCACTAAAGTAAGTAGCGTTGTCCAAAGAAGTGATTGCACAAAAATCACCTTTAACTGCTACGGAAGCATCTTTGACGTATGCTGCTCCTGCTTCTCCGTATATTCCTTTTAATGTTCTGTTTTCAGCCATAATATAATTATTTGTTTTATTGTTAAATTGTTTAGTACATGCCCCGCATTCCTGAACCTGTTCCTTCGGGTGCTATGTGTACTTTAGGTCTTGAACCCCCTCTGTAAGAATCAAGATCAGAATCTATCTGTCTTTTACACACACCCCAATGGTACTCAGCACGTTGAACATCAGCGTTATCTTCAGCTAATTTACCTAATAAAGCGTGTTTGATTACTGTTGAATTATTAGGTATAAAAACCAAATGAGCGTCTATTGCCACATCTACAAATTTTCTTTTCATCAATAAAGTTGCTTTAGTTGATGAATCAACGGGTGAAATACGATACCTTCTCCTCCCACCAGCACCAGAATAACCATCATCAAATACACCAACCATTAAAGAAGTGTCATCTGAAGCTGCGGAAGGAGAAGGCTCGCCAAATAATCTATAGTCATGCCACATCGCATACAAAGAAATAGGGCTATCATCTAATATAGCCCCTAAAACAGAATCATATCCAACACCTGTAGAAGCATCATCGGCAGGTAAGGTAAAGTAACCTGTGCTAACATCTTGCTCTTCTAAAGTAGTCATCATATCACGCCAAAAACCCATCTGATAAATACGAGGCATAATCTCATTTAAAGCCTTATACCAATCAGCATCTGTTGCAGCTCCTGCATCCAGATATTGACCATATTTTGACTTTAAATTTCCTACTTGTGCGGTTGGCATATTGATAAATATAAGGTGAATTTCAAGTAATTCAAGTTGTGCTCACATTGTAAATAATCTAATTCCAATCCCTATATTCAA